CCTCCGACGGCTTCGTCGGCGAGCTCGGCGATCGTCTCACCGTCCCGGACGAGGTCGGCGCGAAGTGGTGCGCGCTCGGCTGGGCGACCGACCTGGCGGGCCAGGTTCCCACCGGCGAGCGGCGCGTCATCGACGCCCGCCTGGCCGTAGACTCGGCCGTGATCGGCCAGGAGGTGCGCAATGGCTAAGTGGGCAGACGATACGGTCATGGATGGCGCCCTGGACGTCGTCGCTGGCTGCACGATCCTCACCGTCTGCTCGGCGCAGCCGACCACCTACGCCGAGGCGACCAGCACGTACAAGCTCGCCGACGTCGTGGTCGATTCCGGCGATTTCTCCAAGGCCAACGGCGACAGCTCGGGCCGCAAGGTGACCGTTGCGCAGCAGGCATCGGTCCCCATCGACTCGACCGGAACCGCCACCCACGTCGCGCTGGCGATCTCCGGTAGCTCGGCGCTCAAGTACGTCACCACCTGCACCAGCCAATCGCTGACCTCGGGCGGCACGGTCACGGTGCCGGCTTGGGACATAGAGATCGCCGACCCGAGCTGACCATGGTGACCTACAGCGCCAAGGCGACGACGCCCCCGCTGGTGGAGCGCAAGGATCCGGCGGACGTCCTCGACTACGAGTGGGACTGGTCTGACTGGCTGGAAACGTCCGAGACCATCGTCACGGCGACGTGGACGGTGCCGACCGGCATCACCCAGACCGACACGGACGTCGGCTCCACCACGGCGACGGTCTGGCTGTCAGGCGGCACCGCCGGCACCACCTACGAGGTCGCGTGCAAGGTCTTGACCTCGATGGACCGGACGGCCGAGCGGTCGTGTCGGATCCTGGTGGAAAACCGATGAGCATCAGCCGCGCCGCGCAGATCATGACCGCCGTCGAGACGGCGCTGTCGGTGCCGCACCTCGACTCGCTGCCGGCGGAGGCGGTCTACACCAACCTGATGGTTCCGCTCGAGCGGCAGGCACTGCCGGCGCTCGTCATCGAAATGGGCGACGAGCCGGCGCCGGAGGCCGAGGGCCGCAGTATCGGCTACTGCGACCGGACCCTCGAGATCCTCGTCTCGGTGCTGGTGGATGCCACCGCACCGTATACCACCGCCGACCCCATCGTGGTCGATGCCTACGATCGACTGGTGGCGGATCGCACGCTCGGCGGGCTCTGTCTGTACCTCAGCGAGGGCGGCACCACGCGCAGTCGACATGACTCGGGCGTTGGCCTCGTCACTACCACCTGGCTCGCTACGTACCGCACCGGGCGAGATTCCCTGAACTTAGGAGACTGACATGGCACAAGCACGCGGCATCAACGCCGTCATGGCGCTGGGGGACGAGTCCACCTACGGCACGGCGGCAACCGGCAACTTCCTGAAAATCTACTTCGCCTCCGAAACGGTCAGCGCGCAGCGCAACCAGATCGACAGCAACACCCTCGGCGGCACGCGCGTCCGCTCGGCGCCCATCGCCGGCAACTGGGACGTGTCGGGCCAGATCGTCACCGAGGTCAACGCAGAGAGCATGCTGTACCTGCTCAAGCACGGCGTCGAGTCGGCCCCGGCCAAGGTCGGCTCGTCCGCCCCGTACACCATCACCTACCAGCCGGACACGCTGCACACCGGGTTTACCCTGGAGGTCGACTACGGTGCTGACATCTCCGGCGCCGGGCGGGTCAAGCAGCTCGTCGGCTGCCGCATCGCCGGGTTCGACTTCAACTTCCCGAGTGAAGGTATCCCGCAAGCCACCTGGCGCGTCGTCGGGGCTGCCCCCACCACGCCGTCGCTGTCCGCCCTGACCGACAGCGGCCTGGACGACTACGGCAACTACCCGTTCTCGGCCTTCCAGGCGACGGTCAACGAAGGCGGCAGCGCTCTGGCCATCGCCACGTCGATCCAGTTCAGCGTCGACAACGGCATCGAGCCGGTCTACGTCATCGGCGGCGCCGGCAAGCGCGCCTCGGCACCCGAGGGGTTCGTGTCCGTCACTGGCACGCTGGAGGCGATCTTCGACTCGGCGACCCTGCTCAACAAGGCGATCAACTCGACCGAGACCAGCCTCGAAGTCATCCTCACCCGCGGCGCCGGAACGGGCGCATCGGTCGGGGCCGAAAAGCTCACGTTCACCCTCGAGGAGCTGAAATACTCGCCGAACTTCCCGACGGTGGAAGGCCCCGCCGGCATCCTCGTCCGCCTGCCGTTTACCTGCTACAAGGGCACCGGCACCGAGGCGGCCTTCAAGTGCGTCGCGCTCGTCCCGCAGGACGTCACGACCATCGCGGCGACCTGATCATGTTCAAGTTCGCGAAGAACCGCGAGGTGCTCTGGCCGGTCACGGTTTCCGTGCCGGCCGATGGCGGCCCCGAGAAGGTCGAGATTCAGATCCGCTACCGACTGCTCACCCGCTCCGAGCTGTCCGGGCTGTCGGAACGGATCAAGGCCGCGGCCGAGGGCGGCGAGGGCGAGGTTCTGGCCGCGCTCGACGGCCTGCTGGCAGAGCGCATCACAGGCTGGGACGGCATCAGCGACGAGGCGGGCGAGGTGCTGCCGTTCTCGGCGGACAACCTCACTGCCGTGCTCGATGTGCCGTACCTGCGCGAGGCCATCGAGACCGGGCTCTATGCCGCCAGCCGGGGGGCGCTCGCAAAAAACTGACGGCCTGGGTCCGCTGGTCGATGGCCGCCGACGGACCTGGGCCGGACTACTGCAAGGTGTGCAAGCGGAGCCGTGGGAGCACAGAACGCTGTGACGATTGCACCGAGCCTGCACTGCTACCCGAGGCCGAGCCGGTGATTGACCTGTACGCCGCGGTGCAGACGCAGTGGCGCGTGGGCATGGCCGGTGCCACAGGGCTCGACTATGCCGGCGTCGAAGCCGCCGCCCGGCTGCGCGGCACGCCGCTCGATCCTGACACCTTCGGCGCGCTGCAGCTCTGCGAGTACGCCGCGCTGGCCGCCATGAACGAGCGGCGACAGAAGGAGGCCCCGCATGGCCGTCGGTAAGGCTGAGATCCAACTGGTTGCGACCGGCGCCGCGCAGGTCAATGCCGAAATCGCCAAGATGGCCGGGTCGCTGCAGCGGCTGGAGACTGCTGGCCGATCGGTGAGCAACTCGCTCGCGCAGATTGGAAGCATCATCGGCGTGTCGTTCGGCGTGCAGGGACTCACCACCCTGCTCAAGACGGCGGACGCCTACAACGTGTTGCAGGCACGGATTGCCGACGCCACGCGCACCACCGGGGACTATGCCAGGGTTTCAGCGCAACTGTCCGCCATCGCTGCTAAGACCGGCGCGGACCTGAGCGCCACGGTCAGCGTGTTTCAGGCGCTCGCCAGGGCGGGGCCTGAACTTGGCGTCACGAACCAGAAAATGCTCGAGCTGACGGATCTGGTCCAGAAGCTCGGCGTCCTGTCCGGCGCCACGACGCAAGGCATGTCGGCCGGTCTGCTGCAGTTCTCGCAGGCGATGGCAGCCGGGGTAGTCCGGGCCGAGGAGATGAACTCGATCCTCGAGAACATCCCGGCGCTGGCGCAGGCCATCGCCGACGGGATGGGCCTTACCGTGGGCGAGCTGCGCGCCGCAGTCAAGGAAGGCCGCGTGCTGTCCGAGGACGTGCTCAAGGCCGTCATGTCGCAAGCGGCCGACGTTGAGAAGCGCTTCGCGGCCATGCCGGCATCGATGGAGCGGGGCTGGTCCGCGTTCAAGCAGGGACTGACGGCGGCCATTGCCGACCTCGACAAGGCGCTTGGCCTGACCAACGCCATCGGCCAAAGCCTGTCCAACTGGGGCCAGTATCTGGCCGCCATGTCGACGGAACAGGCCAAGTTCAACCGCCTTATCGCCGAGCGCGAGCAATTGGAGGCGGTGCAGGCCAAAACGACGGCGCAGTACAACCGGCTTATCGACGTTCGCAAGGAAATTGCGGACATGTCGGCGCTCAAGGAACGCGAGCAGCGACTCCAGTCCGCGGCCGAAGCCGAGGCCGAGTTCATGGCCGCCGTTTACAAGTCCGAGGAGGCCGTTAAGGCTGAAAACGCGGCGTACATGAAGTCGC